TGAACCAGACCACAAAAACATGGTCGAAATTGGAAACATGGGGCGGAAAGCTGGTCGAAAATATTGTACAGGCTTTTGCCCGTGACTGTCTGGCCGAAAGCATTGTAAAACTGGAAAATGCTGGGCATGAAATTATTTTTCATGTTCACGATGAGGTTATTGTAGATGCCCCCATTGGCGTGAGTTCTGCTGAGGAAATTGCATCTATCATGGGTCAGCCTATCAGCTGGGCGCCCGGACTGCCATTGAACGCCGATGGATATGAAACTTACTACTATAAGAAGGATGACTAAGAAAGGGGGGGGGATTATGCGAAGACTTTGGATCGCCACCGGCGGAAGCCGTACAACGGCAATCTGGAAAAACACTGCTATTACTTGGGAGGAGTTAAAGAAGCGGCTGCAGACAACCTGCAGAACATCAGAAACACAGGGTGAATATTTCAACATGACAAAGTCCCAGCAGGATGCCATTAAAGATGTTGGCGGCTTTGTCGGCGGCAGGCTGAAGAATGGGCGCAGAAAAGCAGATCATGTAGACTGCAGGGATATTCTTACCCTTGATGCGGACTTTGCGGCCGCAGATTTTTGCGACCAGCTGGACATCTTCCTCTCCTGCGCCTGGTGCGTATATTCTACTCATAAGCATACACCTGAAAAGCCCCGTCTGCGTCTGCTGATTCCTTTGGACAGATCGGTCAGTGCAGAAGAATTTGAGGCAATTTCCCGCAAAATTGCAGAGGAAATCGGCATTGACCAGTTCGATGATTCTACCTATCAGGCCCATCGGCTGATGTATTGGCCCAGTACTAGCATGGGGGCAGAGTATGTCTTCAAGGCGGCAGAAGGAGAATTTCTTTCCGCAGATGCGGTACTGGCAAAGTATAATGACTGGCACGATGTGACAGAGTGGCCAACATCCGGAAGAACCCAGAAGAACAGGGAACGGTTGCTGAAAAAGCAGGAGGATCCCACGACGAAGAATGGGGTTGTCGGTGCCTTCTGCCGTACATATAGCGTGGAGGAGGCCATGGAAGCCTTTCTACCTGGTGTCTATACGGCCTGTGATGTAGCAGACAGATATACCTATGCCGCTGGCAGCACTGCGGCAGGGGCCATTGTTTACGATGATGGGAAATTTCTGTATTCCAACCATGCCACGGACCCTGCCGGTGGAATGCTGTGTAACGCCTTCGACTTGGTAAGAATCCATAAGTTCCGTGATTTGGACGATGAAGCCAAAGACGGGACACCCACTGTGAAGCTGCCCTCCTATTTGAAGATGCTGGAACTGGCATCCACGAACGATAAAGTCCGTCTGAGGATGCAGCAGGAAAGAATTGAAGGGTGCAAAAAGGATTTTGAGGGCATTGCCTTTGGGGAAGAAGTAGAGGACGAAGAATGGGCGCTGCTGCTGGATGTGGATCAGAAAGGAAAATGTCGGCCTACCATCAATAACGCAAAAATCATACTGTCCAATGATGCAGCGATAAAAGGGAAAATCCGCAAAAATGAGTTTACGAAAAAATACAGAGTATTCGGTGCAACGCCCTGGGAGAAAGAAACAAAGGAGAGGGACTGGACAGATGCCGACGACGCAGGTCTGCGGCACTATATGGAGAAGGTCTACCAGATTAAAGGCAAAGCCATTATAGAAGATGCCTGGATGCTGATAGCAAATGAAAACAGATACCACCCTGTACGAGATTATCTGGATGGGTTGGTTTGGGATGGAACACCCAGAGTGGAAACGCTGCTGATTGACTATCAGGGGGCGGAGGACAGCAAGTACACCAGAGAAATCACGAAAAAATCTCTGGTGGCCGCCGTGGCCAGAATCTTTTTGCCGGGCATTAAGTACGACAACGTCCTTGTGCTGGTAGGCCCGCAGGGCTGCGGGAAAAGCTCCCTTTTAAAGAAGCTTGGACAGGACTGGTTCTCTGATTCCTTGACTACGGTGCAGGGGAAAGAAGCCTACGAACAGATTCAGGGCTTCTGGATTATCGAAATGGCGGAACTGGCAGCCATGAAGCGACATGAGGTGGAAGCCATTAAGCTGTTTACTGCCAAGAGCGAAGATGCCTACAGAGCCGCCTATGGGCATCATGTGGAGACGTACAAGCGCCAGTGCGTATTCTTTGGTACGACCAATACCTATGATTTTTTGAAGGATATGACCGGGAACCGCCGCTTCTGGCCGGTGGACGTAAATCCGGAGAAAGCAACAAAGGATATGTGGGAGGAACTGACACCGGAGACGGTAGACCAGATCTGGGCGGAGGCCGTTTCTTTGTTCCGAAGGAAAGAGAAAATCCATATTGAGGATATGGAGCTGAAGCTGCTGGCAGAGGAAGAACAGGACCGCCACTTGGAGGAAAGTCCTTTGGCAGGTGATATCAAGGAATACCTGGACAAACTTCTGCCGGAAAATTGGGATAGCATGGAATTGTATGCAAGACGAGATTTTATTCAAAATACTGGGTTTGACATGAATATTAATGCAACAAAGCAGAGGGAAAAGGTATGTGCCTTGGAGGTATGGTGCGAGCTTTTCAATGGGGAAAAGAAAGATTTGACCCGCCAGAAAAGCAAAGAAATCAATGACATTATCCTGAAAACCGGAGAGTGGGAACGAGCCAAAACGAACCAACGTTTCGGGGAAATGTATGGCACGCAGAAGGGATTTTACCGAAAGTGTCAACTTTGAGAGATTGGAAAGTTGACGCACAAAACCCAGTAAAATCAAGGGGTTAAAGGTATTTGTCAACTTGTCAACTTAAAATTATTGTGTAAGTACTTTGAAAAATAGAATTTATAGGATTTTATAAACCCTATAAATTCTATAAACGCCATAATCCGTTAGGCTTATAGGAAAAACGGTTGACAAGTTGACAGAGGTAGTAAAAACCCTTGAAAATAAAGGATTCTTTGCGTCAACTTTAAATCAAGGATAGGAGGGAAATAGGTGAAAGAGAGCGAAATCGAACGATTTTTCGTGCAGGAATGCAAAAAGAAAGGATGGCTTTGTTTAAAGTTCGTCTCTCCCAGCATGTCCGGACTGCCTGACCGCATCATTTTAGCCCCGAAAGGTAGAGTGTTTTTTGCGGAGTTGAAAGCACCGGGAAAGAAGCCCAGACGGCTGCAGGAGAGTGTGCATAAAATTCTAATAAGACTTGGGTTTCTGGTTTGCGTGATTGACAGCAAGGAACTGGCAAGGACGTACATAGATGCCTTTGGCATGGCGGGAGGTGATGGCAATGAAATATACCCCACATAAATACCAGCAGTTAGCCGAACAGCACATCTATGATACTCCCCGCTGCGGTCTCTTTTTGGAGATGGGATTGGGCAAAACAGTTGTCACGCTGACGGCGCTTTTCAATTTGATGTATGACCGTTTCGAGATTCGGAAGGCCCTGGTTATTGCACCCCTGAGAGTTGCTGAGGACACTTGGAGCCGAGAAAGTGAAAAGTGGGATCACCTGCAGGGGCTGACCATTTCCAAGATATTAGGGACACCAACACAGCGGCGGAAGGCATTAGCCAAGGATGCAGATATCTATATTATCAACAGAGAAAATGTTGTGTGGTTATGCAATGAGCTTTCCCAGATTGGGGATGGATGGGATTTTGATGCGGTTGTCATTGATGAACTTTCCAGCTTCAAGAGCCCGAAGGCCCAGAGGTTCAAAGCCCTGAGAAAATACATCACCCGCAGCAGTCGGGTAATTGGCCTGACCGGTACCCCTTCCCCCAACGGTCTGATCGATTTATGGAGTCAAATCTATCTTCTGGATGGCGGCGAACGTCTGGGAAAAACGGTAACCGGATTCCGGGAACGGTATTTCGTGCCGAACCAGAGAAACCAGACTACGATTTTCAACTATAAGCCGAAGCCTGAGGCGGAAGCAAACATCAATGAAAAGATTTCAGACATCTGCATCAGCATGAAGGCAGAAGACTGGCTGGATATGCCTGACCGTATTGACAGCATCCAGACTGTCCGCCTGACCGATAAGGAAATGAAAGACTATGAAAAATTTGAAAGAGATGCCTATCTGCAGTTCTTGGAAGGTGAAGTCACCGCGGCTTCAGCTGCGGCCCTTACCGGGAAGCTGCTGCAGTACAGCAACGGCGCCATGTATCTGCCGGATGGCGGGTACGTGAAAACCAGTGAGAAGAAACTGGACATGCTAGAAGAACTGGTGGAGGCTGCTAACGGGAAACCGGTTCTTTGCTTCTACAGCTTCCGGCACGATCTGGAACGGATCCAGGAGAGATTTCCAAAAGCAAGAAAACTGGAAAACTCGCAGGATATCACCGACTGGAATAACGGTGAAATATCGATGCTGTTGGCGCATCCTGCCGGCGCCGGCCATGGCCTGAACCTGCAGGCCGGCGGTCATATCATTGTGTGGTTCGGTCTGACTTGGAGCTTGGAACTGTATCAGCAGGCCAACGCCAGACTGTACCGGCAGGGGCAGCAGGAGGCAGTTATCATCCACCACCTGATTACAGAGGGGACGATGGACGGCCATGTGCTGGAAAGCCTGCAAGGGAAAAAGGATGTCCAGGATGATTTGATGGAGGCATTGAAAGTGAAATACGGAAGATAGGAGGAATGCTGAGTGGCAGTTATCGACAAGAAACAAATGTGGTCGAGATTTCGCAGCATTTTGAAGAATACGCCGATAGCCTATACAATTCGCTGCGGAATCTGTGATGAGCAAATTTGCGAGGGCGAAGCAAATATCGAATATGTGAAAACCAAAAGAGGCACAGAGATTTTCGCCCATAGAGACTGTATTGGAAAGTGGTAAAGCAGTGGAAAGGACGGGGAAAAATGGACAACACAAAAAGATTAGTGCGTGAATTAAGGCGGATGAAGGTGCAGACCGGAAGCCTGATGTGCTTGGGGTGCGGGAATGAGCATAACTGTGGGATTCATGGATGCGCATTGATTCGAAAGGCAGCGGATACCATTGAGGGGCTTGATACCTTTGATAAGACTAGCACATACCAGATGCTTCAGAAAAACGCAAAGTTGGAAGAAGAACTGGCGGACTTGAAGGATAAGCTGGATTGGAGGGCGGCAGCCCATGAGCTGCCTACAAATGATGACTATGTTCTGGTCTATGTTAGCGGGTGTTATGGAAATACTGCCTTTTTCGGTTCGGTACTGATTGGCTGCTATGTAGATGAAGAAGGCTGGATAATTGAAGGACACGAGGAATGGGAAAATCCACAGGTATCCCATTGGTTGCCTTTGCCGGATGACCCTGTTTTGCTGGATGAACCTGTTAAGGAGGATTAAGAAATGAAAAAAGTAGAGCATTACATCTGCGAAGTGTGCAACACAGAGTACAAAGAGAAGAAAAGTGCGGAAAGATGCGAGAAATCACACAAGCATCCAAAAACCGTTACTTCGGGAAGATATAGCCCTATTACTTGTAGTGATGGGTATCCCCATACGGTAGAAGTTTTGTTTGATAATGGAGAAACGGTTAGATATAAGAGAGGATGACAGGTATGAAATATGAACCCGCCAATGGAAATATCAAAGACAGCGGAGACCGTACGGAATTTTCCACCGGTGCAAAACGCGATTTGCATACAGGCAAAGGCAGGATGGATTTATTGCCTTGGGATGCAATCATGGAAGTGTCCAAGCACTGTGAAAACGGGGCATTGAAATACGGAGAGCGAAATGTTGATAAAGGCATTCCCGTCCACAGCTTCTTGGATTCTGCATTCCGCCACCTGGCAAAGTACATGGAAGGATGGGACGACGAACCACATCTGGTTGCCGCTGCCTGGAATATTCTCTGGGCGATGCAGACGGAAAGAATGTATCCGGAACTGCAGGATATTCCGAGCAGAAAGGAGATTGAAGCATGAATTTGAAGGACTACCAGACAGGCAGAAATGATGGTCTTGCCTTGGCTGCCAAAATCATCAAAGAGGGCGGTGTGGATGCATTGGAAAAAGAAATCCGCCAGAGAGGCGTCTGTGGGGTAAACACAAATCTTACCATGAAAGAACTGGACGAGGCGTTATTACCAGTAAAGCAGAATTGCATTGATATGGTTATGGCGTTATTTCTTGCGGCTCTGCGGGATGAATTCGGCTTCGGAAAAACACGACTTGAAAGAGTGAGAGACCGCTTATCTCTGAAAGCAAACTGTCTTGGCGAATACGTCAAGTGGGCGGATATCGTGAAAACCATCGAGGAGGAAACAGGTGTAAAAGTGGAAATCCGAAACATGGATGAACTGGATTCAATTTGGACAAGTCGGGATGTGAGGTGATAAATTGACTAAAGACATTCTTGTACAGTACGCAGATCTGCAGGAGGAAATAAAAGATATCCGCCGCAGAATTGAAAAAACGCAGGATAGAATTAAAAAGATTCAGCAGGAAGGTACCGTTATTGATTCTGTAACAGGAACAAGACCAGATGGAACATTCGGTCATATCCGAATCGAAGGATTCCCGTTTGCGAATTACGATAGACAACAGACGCAGTTATATTTGTATCTGGCACAAATGACAAACATGGAAGCTGAACTTCTGGAACTGACAAACAGCGTGGAAGAATACATAAATTCCATTGATGACAGCAGGATGCGTAGAATTATCCAGTATCGTATTTTAGATAATCTTCCTTGGTGTGATGTAGCAGAAAAGATTGGTGGAAAGTCCACTGGGGAGAGTTGCAGAAAATATTTTGAAAGATTTTTAGAAAAATGCTGAAATGTCCTGAATGTCCGTTTGAAATGTGCTAACATTGTATTATGGAAATCGAGCGAAAACAGTTTCGTATTCCGATGGACATGGAGGCGCAACTACACCAAACAGAAAGGCACTCGGAAACGGGTGTCCTTTTTCTATTATTTTGAAAGGGGCGGTGATATGCCTAAAAACAACGGCGGAAGACCGCCAAAGTACAAGAGCAAAAAAGAAATTGAAGAAAAGATTGAGAACTATTTCAGGGAGTGCGAAGGCATTCCCTTTTTTGATAGCGACGGAACTCCTATGACAGACAAAAAGGGGCATATACTGTATGATAAGCCTCCCAAGCCGCCAACGGTAACAGGTCTGGCTCTGGCATTAGGCTTTTCCACAAGAAAAAGCCTGCTGGAATATCAGGGAAAACCGGAGTTTGTAAACACGATAACACGGGCGAAAACCCGTATCGAGGAATACGCCGAAATGCGGCTCTTTGACAGGGACGGCGTGAACGGGGCGAAGTTCAGCCTGATAAACAACTTCAAGGGCTGGCGGGATAAGCCGAAGGACGAGACCGAACTGGAAGCCCTGCGGAAACTGGATGCGATACTGGAGGGGATTGACCGTGAAGCTGAGCGATAAACAGAAAGAATACTGGCGGGAGGCTGACCGCCGATGGAACATCAAAAGCGGAGCGACACGAAGCGGCAAGACCTATCTGGACTATTACATCATCCCGAAGCGCATCCGCTCTCTGGCGGGGAAGGATGGGCTTGTGGTCATGCTGGGGAATACGAAGGGCACCCTGCAGCGAAACATCATCACGCCCTTGCAGAATATCTATGGGACTATGCTTGTCTCTGATATTCGTTCAGACAATACGGCGACCCTATTCGGGGAAGAATGCTTCTGTCTGGGTGCGGACAAGGTGAATCAGGTGGACAGAATCCGAGGCAGCAGCATCAAATATTGCTACGGGGATGAAGTTGTGACATGGCACAAGGATGTGTTCGATATGCTGAAATCCCGTTTGGATAAGGATTACAGTCTTTTTGACGGCACCTGCAACCCGGATAACCCCAATCACTGGTTCTACAAATTCATCAAAAGTGATGCGGATATCTATCTGCAGGAATATATGCTGCGGGACAATCCCTTCCTTTCGGAGACTTTCATCCAAAACCTGATGAAGGAATATGCGGGGACGGTGCTGTTTGACCGCTACATCCTCGGCAAGTGGGTCATGGCGGAAGGGCTCATCTATAAGACCTTTGCCGACGACCCAGAGAAATACATGATAGACCGAAAAGACCTGCCAAAGCGGTTCGCCTATATCGGCATCGGTCACGACTTCGGCGGAAATAAATCCAATCATGCCTTTGTGGCAACAGGCATTGGATTTGACAATCATGTGTATAAGCTGCGGGCGAAGAGCGTTCCTGCCACAGGGGTATCCTTTGTGGAGTTGGAAAGAATGTTTGTGGAGTTTGTGGAAAGTATCATTCGGGACTATGGATATCCAGACGGTGTCTATTGCGACAGCGCAGAACAGACCATGATCAACAGCTACCGACAGAACACCAACTATCCCATTTACAACAGCATCAAACGCCCAATCAATGACCGTATCCGCTGTACCCTGCTGCTGATGGGCAGCGGCAGATATCATGTAGTACGGGGGGAATGCGATGACCTGGTAAAGGGATTGCAGGAGGCTCTTTGGGACAGCAAGAGCTTGGAAGATAAGCGTCTGGACGATGGCACAACGGATATTGATATACTGGACGCTGACGAATACAGTTGGGAGTACCACATCAACCGCCTTACAGCGGGAAACTGGTCTCCTTTAGTACGATAGAAAGCAGGTGCATGAATGACACTAAAATCTATATGGGGATTTATCCTGCGGCTGTTTGGCTTAGAGAAAAAGGGCATGGATGAAAAGCAGATGCAGAGCAATGCCCAGTATGCCGACCGGTACGAGGATAGTTCCAAAATCAATTTTACTGCTATTTTCGCCAATAAGCTGACAACACTGGCAGTCAGCGAAAGCACTGCAGATATTGACGGGAACAATGCCAGAGCGGACTTTTTGCAGGACTGCTTAAAAGACCTCTGGGCGAATTGCAAGCGGCTGACTTCCCGCATGCTGGGGACTGGCGGGTGTGCTGCAGTGCCCTATGTGAAGGACGGCGAACTGCACTTCGACCTGATTCCCCAGAGCCGTATCATCATCACATCGAAGAAGGGAGAGCGCATCACGGGGGCAATCCTTCTTGCGGACAGCATGAAACGGGACGGAAAGGTTTATTACCGCCTGACGGATTACAAGGTGGAAGGGGATATGCTCATCATTTCCAACAGGGTCATTGACGAATATGGATCTCCTGCCGTTTTGGAGGAATGGAAGGATTTGGCAGACCACAGCATCAGCGGCGTGGATCGGGTGCTGTTCTCCTTCTTCAAATCACCCATCGACAACAGGCGTTCTTCTGATAAATACGGTGTGCCCATTACATACGGCTGCGATGAACTGATTGCGGAAACATTGGAATGCCTGAAAGAAATCGAAAAGGAATTCAAAAACAAGAAATCCCGCACCTTTGCCGATGAAAGGCTCTTTCGTCCAGACCCGACCACGGGGAAACGCATCCTGCCCGATGATTCCTTTATTGCGGGGAATATGGAGGACAGAGCGGCTATCGAAATCTTTTCCCCTGACATTCGGGACAGCAGCTATTACAACCGCCTCCTGCACCTCTTTGAGCTGATGGAAAAGGCGGTGGGGACAAGTAAAGGCATCCTGACCGCTCCTGAGACCAGAGGGGCAACGGCAACGGAAATCAAGGCAAGTATTTACGATACCTACGCACTGGTGGCGGATATTCGGGCGGTACTGGAAAAGGGCATCGGGGACTATCTCCATGCCTGCGATGTGCTGGCGAATTACTATGGTCTTTCTCCTATGGGGGAATACGAAGTCAAATTCGACTGGTCTTATTTCATGATTGAAAGCAGCGCAGAAAGCTGGGCGCAGCTGAAGGACGCCCAGGCCATGGGTATCAAGAGCAAAGCGGAAGTGCGGGTATGGCTGAATCCCAATGAAACCTTGGAAGAAGCCCAGGAGAAGATCCTGGAAATCCAGAAAAACGAGCCAACGATGACAGACCTTTTGGGGGAATGATAGATGCTATCGGAAGAAAGAATGCAGGAATTGGCGGAGCAGTTTGAGGAACGGTTCAGCCGCGTATGTCTGCGCATCCTGCAGGATATCGGAGAGACATTGAAAAAAACAGGAGACCTGACACCTTCTCAGGCGAAGAAGCTGCAGCAGATGTTCACCTATGGGGCGGATGTGGAGGAAATGACAAAACAGCTTGCCAGAGCCGCAGGAACGAGCATGGAGGATATCCAGAAGCTATACGAACAGGCGGCAAAGGAGGAACAGGACTGGTCGAAGCCCTTCTATGATGCGAAGGGCGTGACGCAGATTCCATTTGCAGAAAATGAACTGCTGCAGAATATCGTAAAAGCGGCGGCTGCTGTGACAAAGGGAGAGCTGCGAAACATGAGCCGCACCACAACGGTTGGCATCAGGACAAAGAACGGTTTTCAGCCCCTTGGGAGCTTCTACAAAAAGACCGTGGATGAAGCCATTTCCGCCGTTGCCACGGGCACTATGGACTACAACAGCACAGTTCGTCAGGCCATCAAGGATATGGGCTCCAGCGGGCTGAGAGTGCAGTATGAGAGCGGCTATACCAGGCGATTGGACAGTGCCATCCGCCAGAATATCATTGACGGTGTCAACTATATTGCCCAGGAGACCGCCAGACAGGCAGGAGAGGAATTCGGTGCCGACGGTGTGGAATTATCCGCCCACAGCCCCTGCGCTCCAGACCATCTGCCCTATCAGGGGAAGCAATACAGCCTAAAAGAATATGACGAGCTGCAGGCAAGCTTGAAGCGCCCGATCGGGGAATGGAACTGCCGACACTTCCCTTATCCCATCCTTCTGGGCATCAGCCGACCTGCCAACAGCAGGGCAGAACTGGCGGAGATGGAAAGGGAATCCAACCGCAAAATCGAGATTGATGGGAAGGAATACACCCGTTACGAATGTACACAGCTGCAAAGGAAGTTGGAAACCAATCTGCGATACGCCAGAGAGGAAAAAGCCATCTATCAGGCGGCGGGACAGGCGGACTTGGTGCGGGAGGCAACGGAGAAAATCCGTATCCTTGGGAATAAATATAAGGAAGTCAGCGAAAAGGCTGGACTGCCAACGCGGGCGGAACGGATGCGTGTGTTGGCTGCAAGGCAACAGAAACAGCATATGGAAATCGAAAGCCATAGAAAAGAGGACTATGACAATATCGAAAAAACCGTTGTGGATGAAAAGATATTCAAAAATGAAAAATGGAAGAATAACTTTACAAAACTAACGGAAAACGAAAAAGTCAATCGTTCCATTCTGAATATTTCGGAGCAAATTCTGAAAGACAGAAGTGGTACATTCTATGAGAGCATGTATTTTATCAATGCCAAAACGGGAAAAATCGAAGGCTTTAACACCGAAGACAATATCCGGCTTGGCGTAGGGCTGAACAACAGTTTGAAAAGCGTCCTTAGAAGGATGGATATAGAAGTGATCGGCGTACATAATCATCCATACAGCGGTATTCCGAGCTTTGGCGATCTGAATGCAATTGCAGGCAGAAGCAACCAGACAATGGGTGTTATCATTTGCCATGATGGTACACTGTTTACATACACAAAGCCACTGGCAGAAATTTCGGAGCAAGATTATAACATTGCATTGACCAGATACAAGAAATTTAGTAATATTACAAGAGAGACTAAAGGTATGAATGATCTGGCTTTTGACTATGGTTTTGAGTTTAGGAGGATAGAATATGAAGAATAAACAACTTTATATCGATGATACTCCGTATGATGCAAACGGACTGCCCGCGGTGCCAGAAATGACCGATGAGGAATACGAAGAACGCAGACGGAAAATCAGAGAAAAAATTAAAAATCAGAAAAAATAAGAACCACTTGAGTGCAAATGCTTAGGTGGTTTTTTATTTGCAGCCTGCAAATAAAAAGTCAATAGTAAATTGATTATTTCAGGCAAAAAGTTTTATGTAGGATTTTGAACATCGAAATAAGACCACCGATATTCGCTGGTCTAAAATAAAGGTAAGTATGAAATGGTTATTTCGGAAGCGA